AGAGAAACCCACGATTGGAAATCATTTTTATGATTGAATCCAAATAGTGGCATTTTTCTTCTATGAGTACAATGTTTTTCTTAGTTTTAATGACATCCTCATCAGCTTCTATGTAAGTGGATATCTCATTTTTAAGGAGCCGTTGTAAAAATTGCTCCCATCCTAATTTTTCTAACTCTTCCTGAGTTAGTTTTCCGGCATAATAATCCGTTTTAAGTCGAACCAGTTTGGTTAACTCAAATTGTAGACCTTTAAGCCTTATACGTTCATCTATGTAGATTTTTAGATACTTATCGTGTATCTGAGGAATTCTTACAGATTCGTTTGCTAATTCTGTAATATCAATTTCACGGTCAGCATTCCAAAACTCTTGAATTTCTTCAAGCTTCAATTTTTACTCCTTATGCACCCCTGTTAATAGGAAGTCCAGAAAATGTAGTTTCATTATTAAGTAAATTTTGTATTTCATATATGTCGTATTTAAAAGTAACATCAGCAGTTACATATTCAATATCTGTCAGCGTACTATCAAATTCTATAGCAGAAAGTGATATTGGAAAAACTTGTTGAAATTTAACATTTATTTGAGGATTCATGTTACTAGTTAGTATAGACAAAACTCCCTCAGTCGCAAGTTCTCCTAATGAATCTCGTTTATCTCTTTCTTTTGCAAGTTCTTCTGTACTATAACCAAGCATATTAATCCATTCCCATATGGATAACCAGTTATGCATATTTTCATCAACTATAAATCTAACAGTTAAATCATCAAATGTAACTTCATCGCCTGGTGCATCAAGATCCTTGAGGGGAGTAATAAATGGAATTGTACTTATACTAACTCCAGGCAAATTGGCAGTTTGACAAAAATAATTTACGTCAGGATACCGCCCAAGAGTAAATTTACAACCAGCGGGTGATAAGAAACTTAAATTGGATGGTAGAGCTTGTAGTACTGACATATGTTAATATCCTTTCTCTATTATTTAGTAAGGATAAAAAAAGGGGAAGACCAGTTTCCCAATCTTCCCCTTCTTAACAGTCATCTAGTAGTGAAACTAAATGAATTTCTTACATGAGGTTGTCAACTCTGACAGTCCTGTAATAAGCATTGTTACCAGTTGCAACAGTTCCATCGAAAGGATCTGAACCACTAATAGCGAAAGGATTAGCAACCATTCCGTATCGTGTTTTGAATCCAATTTTAGGTTGGAAAGAGTTCTCACCAACTGCACGAACCATTTGCAATGGAACGTATGGGCAATAGAACAGACCTGCGTCATAAGCAGATGAACCTTTATATCCACAAACAAAGAAGTTTGTTGCAGATGCACTGAAATAAGGATCAATGTACACTTTGAAGCGTCCATTGAGTGTTCCAACAAAGGTATTTCCTGTGTCATCAACTCCAGATCCGTCCATTACTCCACTCATTGCGAGAGCAGATGCGACATCTGAGGATGTGATGATGATGTTACCTTTACCGCGACGTGTGGCTTTTGCTACTGCATTAGCTTCACGTTCAATTTGGAACATCAGACCTTTGAACTTCTCAACAGACCAGCGGCCGTTTGAATCAGTATCAAGGTCAAAAACACCAGCAGTTGTGGTATTATGTTGTGCACCATGAGCAGCACTAAAATAAATTGTGCGAATAACTTCACGGTTAATCTCAGCCAAAATCTCCGCGGAGATTATGTTTGCGAGTTCTGTTTCAGCATCCAAACCATGAACGGCTTTAAGATCCTGAGCTAATTCCATCGAGTACTCACCCTTGAGTGCACGTGTCTTAGCTGTAACAGTAACTTTGTCGATTGAGAAGGCCATTTGTTGAAAATCTTCTCCAGCAGTACCGGCAACACCAGTAATACCATAATCTTCAGCAGTAGCCGTGGTTTGACCGACATCATTCAATGCCAATGCAGGTGATCCACCTTGAGCACCAGCGACACCAGCTGTACCAGCTGACCCAGCATCTCCACCAGCGTCGGCGGAATGTGTTGAATCGACTTCATTGTACATTGTGTCTGTACCGTCTTGTGTGTCATACTTGGAACGCATTGCGAAAATGAGTCCAGTAGGGCCAGTCATTGGTTGAACACCACAAACATCATAAGCAATGAGGTTAGGCATTGCAGAACGTATCATTGAGATCATAACTGGATCTGCATACGTTATTGGTGATGGATGACTTGATGTTACTGCAGTGGAGTTACCCATTGCTTCCGTCATCATACCAAAAGACCCACCAGCCTGCGCGGTTTCTCTCATGGCAATTTCTTGGTTTTCCAGAAGAACGGCGGTAACCGCTTTCCTGTAGGAATCCTTAATCTTCGGCAGATCTTCGTGGTCGAGGATAGGAGCCCACTTCTTTTGTAGTCCTTCAGCTAAATACATATTTTTTTCTCCTAAAAAGTGGATGTTGTTAAAATTTAATTGTTAAGATTATGCCGTGTTAACGCCTTTGCGTAATAGTCAACAGATGGCTCAATTTGTTCAACAACATCATCTGTTTCAGTATTTTCTACTTCTTCAGTCAATGATTGAACAGTTTCTTTTGAACTTTGTGGAAAGTAGTTCTCTTTAATGACTCCAAGCTTTTCTTTGTATTGCTCTTCATTTTCAAAGTCTACTCCATCAGAAAGTTTTTCTAGTTTTTCTTTCTCAGTATCAGCCAAATCTTCAGAAACAGTCCTTAACGCTTCATCCTTTTTGTACTTTGAAAGTTCTTGTTTTGTTTCCACATTGGAATTAACTGACTCATCAAGTTTCTTCTCAAGTTCTTCAACTTTCTCGAAAAGATCATCTACGAGGTCAACTTTTTCTTCTGGAATGTCAATATAATGCTCAGTAAATAGATTTTTGAGTCCTGACATGAAATCTTCAACTAACTCAGAACGAACACCTCGTTCTACTGCTAGTTCATTTTCTTTCATCCACTCTTCTACAACATAAGTAAGGTATCCATCAGTTTTTTCTGTCATGGAGCTTGTAAGTTCTTCTTTAGCTTTAGACAATTCTGATTTATAATCTTTTTCCAATTTTTCAGCCCTCTGATTAACTTCAGAAATGACTTTAGCCGCAACAGCAGCTTCAAAAATTGTGGAAGCTTTAGATTTGAAATCTTCAGAGAGGTCTTCACCATTTACAATGGCTTCAATGTCTTCTTTGACATCAATCTCAAGATCCTCTTTACTGAGTTTCTTGACTTCTCGTTTAATTTCTTCTTCAACTTTATCCTCATCGGATTCTTCTTCCTCTTGGATAGTTGAACCCATAATTTTTGAAAAAGAATCAGCAAGATCCGCTTTCTTCATGGCATTAAGTTGGTCATAAAGTGCCTTAATCATTCCGGCTTTGGTTTTGGGAACAGAAACAGCCTCTTCGACTTCTTCCTCTTCCTCAGCTTCCTCAGCAACTTCTTCTTCTTCAGTTTCTTCTTTTTCTACCTTAGCTTTTTCGTCTAAGATTTCTTCGCCCGAAGACTCCGCAACAGCTTGTTGCTCCTCTTCCAGTTCTTCAGCCGTTTGTTCCAAAATTTCTTCAGACATTGAAAATCTCCTATGAATTTATGTAATTTATAACTATTATTATTTATAAAAATTTATATTTAGAGTTTAGAAATGAAATCTTCAAAAGATTGAACAAGTGTCTGTTCTCGTTCTTTTCTAGAAGAATTTTCAATTTGGTCTTTATATACTTGAATTTGTCGTTCTTTTAACAAACCATTATCCCAAATCCATTCCTTACCCTCCATGATCCCAGCTACAAATGCATCTGGTGCAGAAGGATCGGCAACAATATCAGCTGCAGTGGCGAGATAAAAATCACTCTGCACCTCTTGAATGCCGTCCTTTGTAGGTTTTAATGAACCCATTCCTCTTGATGAAACGCCCAATCGAGCACCCTCATCAATGAGATTCTTTACTATCTTTCCGTATGGTGTATCTAAAATCTTAGCTCTTCCCATGAAATTTTGGTCAACCTCTACCAATTCCTCAATCATGTGAGAAACCCTTTCAAGATTTACAGTTGGCCCGTCAGGATGTCCTAATTCACCGAAAGCTCTTTTCTTTTCAATAAATTCTGTATTATACCGTTTAGCTTCCTTTTGAAGTATACCCTGTGGATAAAGTCTACCATTTCGATTTTTGGTGTCTGCTTGCATAAAGATACCTTCAATAAAATAATTCTTACCACTGT